CACCTACACGGAAATCCCGACCCACGCTGACAACCTGTATGGCCCTGCTCTGTTGAACGTTTCTGACTACACCTTCACGGAAAATCAGACGGTCAACATTCAGATTCATCCCCAGGATACTGAGCCCGTCAACGTTACTCCTGAGTTCACTCTGGCACTTGCCAATTTGGGCCTCAGCTACAACAACGGATTCATCACTGGAACAACTAAGTACGTTCCTTCTACTGTTGCCGCAACCATCACCTTCTCTCGCAGCAACAGCTACAGCACAACCACCGAGTCCTTCGGGATTACCGTTCAGGACAACGCCTCCCTGGGCAACCTGACTGGCTTTACCGAGACTGCTGGTAACTTCGTGCAGCCCAATCGTATCGTCCTTGACTACGATGCACTGCTTCAATACGACACCCAGATCAGTCCTGGTGAAGAGCTGACCTATTCCTACAGTCAGATCCCTCCTACCATCGGTATTTTGAGTGCTACTGGTGAGGCCAACCTTGCCGCTTTCGATCCCGCGACCGACACTCTGGGCACAGGCGACTACAACTTTGCTGAGCAGCTTAAGTGGGCACTCCGCTACGTCAGCTTCGGTGGTTACATCGGTGCAGACAGCGCTAAGTACAACCTGCGCGGCTGGACGGACAACTCTAGCCAGGCGGGTACTGAGGGCAGCCTCGCCAACACCGAGTTCAAGCTTGAGTATGGTGTAGATGGATACTTCCGACTCTATGTCGGCGGCATTCTGAAGCTAACTTCTGCTAGCACCTTCTCTGGCGCTCAAACCCTGACGCTGGCTGGCTTCGATGACCAGGCTCAGTCTGACGTCTACGTCCCTTCTAACTGGGCTATCGCCACCACTGGTGCGGGCACAACCACTCCTCCTGCAGGTTTTGTTGACCCACTACTGTCTGGCACAATGGGTTCCACGACTGTGCTTGGCGACGGCACTACTGCTGACGCGGCAACTCAGGTCACGGAACAACTGGCAGTCAATCACCGCTTTGTCTTCCCAAGAGCCTGGGTAGAGGCCAATATCCTGCCCTACGTTGGTGCGGACGGAACTGATGCTTACATCGGTGTCCCTGATCCTGGCACGAGCTGGTCTGATGTTGGGACTGGCGATTTTAGCGCACATTTCAAGATCGAAGGGACCTCAAGCACAGCGCACATCTCGAAGATCAAGACGGAGCTGCTGTCGGGTGACAGCTTCCAGATCAACTCTTTGACCAATGCATTCTACGACTATGCTCTGGAGTGGGACGGCGAAGACCTGCACGTTATCGCCTGCAACATTGGCGACATCAACACGCAGCCTGGTATCAACAACGGCGGCGCCTTCTCTCGCGTCATGACCTATACGGGCTACGGCACGGCAAAGGGTCTCAGCGGGCAGCCTCTGGACATCGTAATCGGTGTTGATAACGGAGGTCAGGTCAACCTGACAACTTCTGGACTCCAGCAGATCCGTATTCCCTTCGGCGCTCGTGACGTTATCGTCGGTGAAACCAGCAACGGTTCTGCCAAGTACACCACTCTTCAGCCTGCTGCTAGCAAGTTTGACGAAGTCGAAAGCGGTCACGCTAGCTACGACGGTGTTTACGTTGGTCCTACCCTGAACGCTGGTTATACTTACCGTTTCCACTACCATCCTTCAATGGAGAGTGGTGATGCTGTGAAGATCGTCCGTGCCGACGACGGTACCGACTACACCACTGGTGTAACGTTCTTCGGTGACATCAACGCCGACCCCCAGACCACCAACCAGTACAAGGGTCTTCAGTTCGCTGTTCCTACGGACGCCCCTCCTCTGAAGATTGCTTACCTCAACACCTATCAGGGTAATACTACTTACACCTCTGGCGTTGAGCTGCCTGTCTCTGGTTCTACCTACACAGTTCCCGTCACTGGTATCACCAGAGAAGGTCCTGTTGCCAACCAAACTGGCACCAACGTGATGGACGCAAACGACCACGGTTGGATCAGTCTTGACGAGCAGCTCAGTGCTGGTGAGAGGCTTGTACTGGACAACGCCTTCTTCACCGACTTCCTGGCAGAGGTTAATGGAACCAACACCATCTTTGCAATCGGTCTCAAGGGAGACAGCTGGGTTAACACCTTTGAGGTAAACAATGCCACTGCCGCTAGCACTGGAGAAATCTTCAAGGGCAACACTTACTTGGTCGGCGTATGCAACAGCAATGCAACTGGCATTCAGTTCAGGATTGTCACTGGCAGCACCCAGAGCAACCTGATGGGTGCCAACTCAACTGAATTCGGGACACTTTGCGCGTTCTTCGACATCACCTCTACTGGCAACAACATCAGGGCTGGTTTCGGTAGAAACGGGAACCTTGGAGTCTCCGCTGGCGACGAGTCCACCGTGGCTTACGCTGACTGGAGTGCCTACAAAGCTCAAACAGGTGACCAGGGTTATGGCATCACGAGTAAAGATGTTGTGATGTCCTTTTGGACCTTCGATGGTGGAGACATTGACGGTGCCGAGATTGACTGGACTGGACTCTCCGAGGTCTCTGTTCCCGCTCCTGCCCCTTCGCCGACTACTCCCTGGACCAAGGCTCTGGACTTCAGTGGCTCTTCTGAGCGTGCCCTGCAGGTTACTAACCTGAGCAGTTATTGCCCAATCAGGATGGCTGACCTGGGGCAGACTGCAGTGGCGCCAACTACCGTAGGGTACACAACCAACGATGGTTACGCACGTCCCTGGGCCACCGCCGTCGTCTTCTCTTCCGACAACAACTCCTCTAACCAGCACATTTGGAACCAGGGTGAGGGTGCGGGGTCTACCGATGACAACATCTACCTGCGAGTGGATGCCAACCGCAATCTTTACTTTGGTTGGGGTCGCACTGGCGCCTTGAACGAATGTTCGCTCGGCACGCTGGCGAGTGGTCCTGGTCACTGGTATGGCATCTACATCGCCCACACGGGTGAGAGGCTGAGTGGTAGCAATGCTACGGCGGCAAACCTTGCGGATTGTTTCGACATCCGTGGAATCAACCTCGAAACTGGTTCCGTTGGTTCGCAGATAAGCTCGGCATCTAACTGGATCACCACGGGTGGTCGTATGGACCGTACCATTGCTGGCGACTTTACCGTTGGTGGACGTGGTTCTAACCGCAACTTCCACGGCAAGATTGCTTCGATGGTGGTAACTACCCTGCGTAGAAACCAACCCATGCCTACGACCAGCGAGATTGCTGAAATGGTTCGCGACCCTCAGCAGTGGCAGATTGACTACAAGAACGGTCAAACCTTCCGCCCCAGCCACCTGGCTGGTGACAGCGGCAGCTTTGCTGGCACCTCTCACTACAACCACACTCAGATCTGGTTGATGGGTGACGGGGCAAACGACGCTTACGCTCAAATTCGTAACGACGTCAGTCCAAACACCCAGGGTGGCGCTTCACTGAACATGATCTCCATGGTGTCAAACGACATCGAGACCGTGAGCATCACTGGCTTGAGCTGATCATCTCCAGCACACCAGATACGGGGTCCTTTCGGGGGCCCTTTTTCATGCGCTGGAATACTATGAGGTGATTAAGGACTTTCGTCATGCCTCATCTTGATAAACTGCCGACCTGGTTCGTCAAGGGTGACGAGCGTCGTGCCGCATACTACACCATTCAGGCCCGCGAGTTTCGCGCCGAAGGATTCGTAGAAGAAGGCGAGAAGGCTGTAGCTGCCAAGCCCCTGGAGCGCCTGCCTGAGATCGTCAACGAAGTGGGCTCCGAGCCCTATGACAGCACCGAGTCTCTGACCGAGCCCATGGCCGAAGAGGACGACCTCGACAGTATGACCAAGGCTGAGCTGCTTGACTGGGCCCTGGAGCACGGCGAAGATCTGCCTAACAACGACCTCAAGGCTGAAATCCTTGCCAAGTGCAAGAAAATCGAGGCCTCCCTGTAATTCTCGCAAGACCCTAAGACATGGAAATCACCTACACTACTGGGCCCCGCTACATCGATGGCGTCAACATTGACGCTGACGTGAACGCGAGCATCCCAACAAAAGTCGAAGAGCGTGCGATCGACGAGCCCGTAACTGGGCTCAAGGGTCGTGGCTACGAACCAGAACAGCAGAACAAAGATGGAACACCCCTCTGATCAGCAAGCTAAATGCACTTCACGCGAAGCCGCTAAAGCAATCTTAATGCGGTATTCCGTGCTATCCTTTGTGACAGGTTTTGCTACAGGCGCTACTGTCTTTGCTATTCTTTGCTTGAACGGTGCGCATGCTGCTTATCTTATGATGGAACGCTGTGCAATCGCAGGTACACTAGATTATACGACCGACCTCGAGACGTGCCCGAGTACCTCATCGGAATCATGATCACGGCGGCTCTTGGCTGGGGAGGTTTTACCTGGCGCAAGGCCGAGGATGCGATTACTCGCGCAATCAGGGCTGGTGATCGGGTTGATCGCTTAGAAGTCAAGATTGCAGAGAACTACCTGACCAAGCAAGAATTCCAAGGATACATGGACCGCTTGTTTGAGACCCTGGGAGAAATGAAGGGCGGCATGCAGTACCTGACTGAGCGTGTCGACTACCACGTCAGCGAGCAGGCTGGAGAGAGTCGGGAACTGAAGGCCGAGATTGACCGCCTTCGTAGTAATTCACAACGTCGGAGGATTGACGACTGATGGCTGCTAAAAAACGCAAAACGGCTGACTTTTATAAGTCCAACCCCGAAGCCTACAAAAAGAAGCTAGCCTACGACAAAAAACGTAACGCCAAGCCTAGTCGCAAGAAGTATCGCGCTGAACTCGCCAAAGAGCGTCGGGCTCGGGGCGTCATGGGCAAAGGTGGTCCTGACGTCTCCCATGCCAAGGGCGGCAAATTTAAGCTTGAAAACTCTATCAAGAACCGTGCACGCAACGGTCACGGCAAGGGTAAGCCTCGCCTTGCTAATGGCGGAACAGCTCGCAAGTCAAAGCCTGGCTACAAGCCGCGGAGCAAAAAGAAATGAGCACAGCAACCAAAACAAAGCCGTCCCTTTGGTCAGCGAAGGTAGCCGCTGCCAAGCGCAAGTTCGGCGGCTGGTCAGCCCGAGCTGCTCAGTGGGCAACGTCCGAGTACAAGAAGGCGGGTGGCGGCTATCGTGGTGCCAAGAAGGCCAGCAACTCCCTGAGCAAGTGTACAAAACAAGATTGGAAGACCAGGGATGGCAAGCCCGCGAAGCGCAAAAACAAAAAGGGTGAAACCGTAACAGCTCGTTACTTGCCGAAGAAAGCCTGGTCCAAGCTATCGAAGTCTGAAGCCCGCGCCACAGACGCCAAGAAGCGAGCTGGTAGCAAGAAAGGTAAGGGTACTGTACCTAACACAAAAAAGGCTAAGAAAGCTGGGCGTCGCGCACGGCGTTGAGGATGGAACCCTAATACCAGCAACCCAGGGCCGATGCCAGCCAAGAAACCACGTAAGCGCAAGAAGGGGCCTAGCCTGTCTGTTGGGCGCGGTGAAAAACTTTCTGTCAAGAAGGGCGGTGGATTGACGGCAAAGGGGCGCAAGAAGTATAACGCCGCTACTGGTAGCAACCTCAAGGCTCCCGTGACTGGCAAGGTCAAGCCTGGCAGCAAAGCAGCAAAGCGCCGCAAGTCGTTCTGCAGTCGCAGCCGTAGCTGGACGGGTCCACGAGGTAAAGCTGCACGTCGTCGCTGGAAGTGCTGATGACTGCCAACAAGCAGACATGGACCCTAGGCCTCTTGGGAGTGCTTATGTGCTCTCACCTGGCTTTTCTTGGCTTTCGTTCCGACAAGCCTACCGAGTTCCAGCGGGCGGCTGAGACTTACGTCACCATCATCCTGGCGCTCATGACGCCGCTGCCTACGAAATGAACTTCAACTTCCATCAGCTGATCATCATCGACATCCTTGTCGGCTTTGCGATCATGGAAGCCATCATCAAACCTATCACAGTCCGAGCTGTTCAGCATCTCATCCGTTGGATTGATTCTCACGTCGATTGGATCCCCGATTGGCTGTACCACCCCCTAAAAAAGGAATCCTAATGCCGTTACCACTCTCCGTGGCAAAAGCCACCAAAAACATGCCTGCAGGAAAAGGAACCTACGGTTCAAAACGCGGCCGTCCCGCCAAGAAAAAGACTGCTCCAGCCAAAGGCAAGAAAGGCCTTCCCCCCGCTCTCGCCAAAAAGGCTGCTGAGATGAAGGCTAAAGGCAAGAAGGCCCCCGCTAAGGGAGCCAAGAAGATGCCCGCTTTCCTCAAAAAGAAGTCAGCCAAGAAGTGATCTGCTGATCGTTCCGATCGCTAACACAAAGAACAGACTACCCAGTGCTACTGTGCTCCAAGCCCTTTGTTTTAAGGCGCTAGGGGCCAGTAGCATTTCTCCTAGAAGGGTGCAGCAAGCTCCCTGGGCAGCCATGCCTCGCTCGAAGAACAAGTAAGAGCCGACGAAACACAGGTTAGAGAAGTGCCTAGCTGTGTCGCGCCAATCGGTTTCGTACTTCATAACCAGGGCCAGCTCAAATCGATATCACCACGCCAGACGTCTTCGTCCAGGGGTGTGGCCTTAACATACTCATTAAGAGCAGCCTTCATCGCCTCCAGGCTGACACCTATCTCATTCGCCATTAGTTTTACGTTGTTCTGACCCTTGTACAGAATCTGCACTGCTTGGTGCATCGTCAACGAAGGTGTACCTGTAGCCAAGTGGTCCTCCTAGAGGCGTTTCGCCCTCTTCTTCCTCCCAGTATAGCGGGGGCATAATTCCTGGCTCTGGAGTCAGCTCCTTCGCCTGCCTGTCAAGGCTGCGGCCTGCCAGCTGAGCACGCCAATCAATCCACTGCGGTAGCCAGCCATCATGAAAGAATCGAAGCACCTTGTTGCTACGATAAAGGCCCTGTTCCCAGAAGCGACGAATCACTTCCACGACCAGAGCCATTGCGACCTGTTTTGCAGGCAACTTTCTCACACTTCCTCTTCGAGGCCGAGAGCATTAGCAACCAGAGAGACGATACCGTCGTCGATCTTATTGTCGGTGGTATCGGCGTAGGCTGAGAGCAGATCCACAACGAGCTGCTTAACAGCGTCGGATTTGATGAAGCGGAGGAGGACAGGCTTGATGGCCTTAGTGATGGCTTTCATGATAAAAGCGGGTGACGTCGCCATAGAGTGCCAATAGACCCCTCGGCATCCTAGCAGGAGACAGTGAAGCCATGATCTTAAGCTCTGCCAACATTCTAGAGATTCTGCAGGGTAGTGCCGTTATTCGCATGGCTGCTGGTGAGATTCGCATTGTTAACAAAAAGCCTGTACCCTCTGGGCGTGAGGGATTCTTCGTTTACATCGAGAAATACCCAACGGTTGAGGAGTTCGAGGCTACCTGGAGGGTTTGGATCGAGTCTGACGGGTCAGAACCTGACGACCTGTTGTTGGCGGAGATGCGGCGACTGCTGCCTAGCTTTGAGTTCAAGCTTGGGCTAATTATCGAGGCGACCGTCAGAGACTTCAAGTCTGACAATACCGAGTTGCGTCCCAAGCCCTTGGAGGCCCCTGTCGTCATGCCGCCTACTGGGTGGATGGATGGCATCGAGAAGCGCTTCGAGGAGCTTGCTGAGGACATCCAAGACCGCATGCTTCTGGTTGGCAGTGGCAGGCCTGGCAAGGATGGCGCAAGAGGCCCTGAGGGGCGCCCAGGAGCTTCTGGAAGAGACGGAAAGGACATCGACGCCACTAATACCGAGCTGTTTGACCTCAAGGACGCTGATCAATCGGTGCTGCCGATGGAGAAGGGGCAGGTTCTGACCTGGGACGGCAGCAAGTGGACGAATCTCTACGTGCGCCAGACGAGTGCAGTGTCAGGAGGTGGTGGCAGTACAGGGAGTGGAGCTGGCGTCAGCGCGACCATTGCTTGGACCTATCATCCTCACGATCACACCACGGAGCCCAACTCAGGTCACTTTCATACCGACTCTGCTGACGGCGAACTTGTCACCGTCTTCCATGTCAGCAACGACACCTCCCGAGGCAATGATGTCGAGATTCTGCTCAGGGATCTGCTGCAGCAAGGCTACGACAGAATCTATGTTGCGCTTGCGGATGACCTTTCTCAGGCCCACCTTTACGCCATCACTGGCTACACTGAAACTGCGGGCGGCTTTGAGCTGACCGTCACTCACGTCGAAACAGCGGGAGCTGAGCCTGATTATCAGAATGCAAAGGGCTATGAGTTCTTGTTCACCAAGTCAGCCGTTGCTGGTGGTGGTGGAATCCCAGAGGCCCCGATTGACGGCAACTACTACGTCCGACGGAACGGTGCCTGGGTAGAGCTTTCCGTCGCAATGGCTGCGGTGAATCCGTGATCCCCCTGCATAGGCATCCTAGCCCAGCTTTGACTGGGCAATGAAAACCTCCACCAACGGCATCGAGATTATCAAGGCCCATGAAGGCCTTCGGTTGATGGCGTATCCCGATCCAGGGACAGGGGGTGAGCCGTGGACGATTGGCTATGGCCACACGGGCAACGTGCGTCCTGGTATCGCCATCTCGGAGGAGCAGGCAGAGGATCTGCTACGGGAAGACCTGATGAAATTCGAGGCAGCTGTGGAGGAGCTGCTACCCATCCCGCTGGCACAGAGCGAGTTTGACGCCCTGGTCAGCTTCGCCTTCAATGTTGGAGCCCATGCTCTGCAGACCTCCACGCTGCGAAAGCGACTGATGGCGGGTGAGCCCCGCTGCCAGGTGTACCAGGAGGAATTGAAGCGCTGGAACAAGGGCGGCAGTGGCGTCATGCCTGGGCTTGTAAGACGTCGTCAAGAAGAGGCGGACCTCGCATGCCTTGGATACCTCGCAGGGCCCGTACAGGAGCCTGTAGAGCCTGTAGAGGAGCCAAAGGCGATCGTCTTCCCTCTGGATGTGCCGTACTACACGCAACTCGACAGCGAAGTGTGGGGCCAGGCAGAGCGTTCCTGCTTTTCAAGCTCGATGGCAATGGCTTTGGAGTACGTTGATCCCGAGGGCATTGACGGCGATGATGATTGGTACCTCCGCGAGGTGCTCAAGCGTGGCGATACGGTCTCGTCAACCGCTCAGGTCGAGACTGCACGAGCACTAGGTTACGATGTCGAGTTTCGCATGGATGGAACCGAGCAGGACCTCTTGGATCAGCTGGATCGTGGCATCCCCGTCCCGATCGGCATCCTTCACAAGGGTCACGTCACCAAGCCTACGGGTGGCGGTCATTGGATCTGCCTGACTGGCTACGATGAGACACACTTCTATGTCAACGACCCTATGGGCGAGCTGAGCTTGATCGGCGGCGGCTATCCTTGGGAAACTCAGGGCAGAGGTTATGGACTGGAGTACACCCGCAAGAACACCCTCAAGCGCTGGCTGATCGATGGGTCTGGTGCGGATGGGTGGTGGATGAAGATCAACCCCTAATTTTAGGAACCATACCAGCAGAATTACTTAGAACGGTGCAAGCAGTACTTTCTTGGCTTCCTGGCTATATGTATGTGGGCGGCACCCTCAAGACGACGGGTGGCGCTATCCCTCCCACCTTTCACCTGCGCAAAGATGGCGAGATCATGGCATACGTTAGACCCGTCTTCCGCGAAGGGCCTACCGTCGGCCTGTTCCTGAAGATGTCTGGAATCAAGGCAGCAGTGGAACGCGGGGAAATCTGAGCATTAAAAAAGGGGGCATTGCGCCCCCTTTGTTTTCCCCAAGAGCCCCCACGGCTCCCTTTCATTTTACCACTCGCCAGGGTCATACTCAAGGCCATCGATCGATTCGACGAGCTCCTTGAAGTAGCGGTCGACGTGATCAACTTCCCATCCCGCTTCGGTGATCAGAGCTTCGCCGATAGCATTGATCGCTTCGGTGTGACGGTCTGTCCAGTCATCGGTCTCTTTTGCGTGGTCGCGAACCTGGGAAGCTGAAGCAAGCAGGCGGAGCTCCAGGCTTTGCTTTTGGAGCTCGGATCCCTGCTCTTGCTCCCCAGCCTCAAGTATGTGAGTGTAAACGCTCAGGCGTTTGGAGTCAATCGCGTTCATGAGAAAGTGGCCTGAGTTGCCCAGAACGACCAACAGTAAACCAGAGACCCACTCGACCGCACGGGCCAGGCCGCCGAAGATCCGAGCCACGACATTAAACAGAAACCCTCTCATGTGCCTTTAGCCGATACTACAGTTTACCGCTTCTTGATTCTAGGGATCTCCTTCTCGGTGCGGTCAGCCCTAACGGAACTGAAAGCGTAATCCATTTCCAGGATCGACATCTCAAGGAAGCCTCCGATGCCTTCGATCTTGTTGCCACTCCAGCGGGCCTGACGACCACGGGTCTTGACGTGCCAGAACTCCAAGTTACCCTTCCACTTCTTTTCCCCGTTAGACTCTTCGATCTCCTTGCGGACGATCCACACAGCATGGCTGACGTGAGACAGCGCATCCGTGCCACGGATCTGGTCAAGCGTAGGGGCTTCTTTCTTGCCGTTGGGGTCCATGCCGACACGGTTCATTTGTGCCAGGACGATCAGGTCGATCTCTAGCTGCTTGGCGCAGGTCATCAGCTTGTAGGCACGTTCCTCTAGCATGGCTGCCTCTGAGGCAGGCGCACCCTTATGGCGAGCCAGGACGTGGAAGTGGTCAATCACTGCACAGCGCAACTCAGGGTTTTTGGCCTTCATCGACCGCAGGCTGTTGATGATCGAGTCGACATCAGCACCCCAAGGAGCTTCGACTAGCAGCTTGCCACCATTCTGTTGGATCTTACCTGCAGCCATCATGATGTTTGCCGACACTATCTCGCGGTTGTGGTTCGGAGACTCGATGTCACCCACCTCAGCCCAGTTGGTGTTCGGATTGGCCACCCTGGTGGCAGCAGACCAGATTCGAGCATAGACGGCAGGCTTGTCAAGCTCAGCAGAGATGAAGCCAACCTTGAGGCCGCCCACTGCCAAGTTCACGGCAGCGCGGACACCGAGAACCGTTTTGCCCACACCAGTGCGGGCTGCCAGGGAGAACAGGCGACCACCACCAGCTTCCCCTGCACGGCGTACACCGCCTTCCATGTCCAGGTCCATCGCAGGTATGCCAGTACTCACGGGAGGGGTCTGCTCACGGGCGGACATGATCTGATCGATGAATGACACCTTGCCGTCCTTCGGGTTCAGCAGGTCGTCGACCGCATCGGTAGCATTGCCTTCGTTGCCGACAGATCCGCGAAGCATGCCCAGGCAGCGCATGAGCTCCTGCTGCTGTGCCTCGATTGCCTTCTCCAGCTTAGAGTCAGAGCGAATGGCTTGATCAGCAGCGTGCTGTGCTGCCATAAAGTTCGTGCGGGCACGGGCCTGGCGCAGCAGGTCAAGAGCTACACCCCATTCGGACTCGGCGTCACCGTACTTCTCCATCGTCTCCGGTGTCGAGAGGTCGCTCACAGTCTTCTCGAACTCAAGCTTGGAACAGTACTGGGTGTTGTTTAGGGTAAAGGCTTGGATCAAGGAAGCCTTGCTGATCTGATTGGTTCCGTCAGCTTCGCCGTTAAATACGCGATCAATCAAGCCACCGATTGCACGGAACACGTCAGTAGACCAAAGCTGGCGAGGCAGTGACTGGCCATGGCCCACACCAACAGCGATGCGCAGGTCAGACCACAGCTCACGGGCAATGCCAGACGGACTGGTCAGGACGCGACACAAGACGATACCCTCCTGGTTGGTTGTATCATCGCCCTCAAACTTGGTAGTGGGCTGGATCTTTTCGATCAGACGGACCAGGCCAAACACGGACTGGGCTTCTTCTTGACCAACACCAGTGATCTTGTCACCGTCGGACGTGAGCAGCCCGAGATCGACTGCAGTTTGAACGTGCTTGGGAAATTGCATAATATCAGCCAGCAGTGGGGAGGTACGAAACGCCGACACGGTCGGCCTTCAGTGACCAGTGTACCAGGTCGTCTTCATGACTGTAAACAAAAATAGTGCCTTCTTCAGGATTTTCAGTCTCGTGATCATAGGCATCCCAGCGCTCCATCTCAAGGCGAACCACCTTGGTCATGGCGTGGCCCTTGGACTCGTACCAGTCGAGCCAGCACTGGTCATCGTTCTTGTCGAACAGAGCAGCCTGGCCTTGGTTGGAACCAGCCAATTTGAATAGCTTCTCAACGTTGGTGAACTTGTTCTGCTTTGGGGTGCCGGTGCCAAAGATGTTGTTGAAGTTCATGCCGTGAGCACTCCACCAGGGGTCAACCTTACAGCCTTTCAGCACCTCGGCGAGAAACTTGCATAGATCGGTTTCTCCATTGTGCTCAGCATGCAGCTTGAGAGTGGCTACCTGCGCTGGGGTCAGTGGATGTTTTTGCCTACCGTAGATGTCGGGCCTGTTCGACATCCAAGTCTCACGAAGCTCACGGCGCAGCAACTGCTCGGGTGTCAGTTTAGGCTCTGCTGGCTCGAAGTCAGCGGACGGCACTGTAACAACCAGCTCGCCATCTTTGGACACAAGAAACCCTTTCGCTTTCAGGTTTCGGCGATGAAGGCGGCAGATGTCTGGCTTCAGCCCTGTCTGAGCTGCAATTTCGTCGGCGGTAACTCGGGTGGCTTTCTGACCCTTCGGCAAGGCAAGCAGCATGCACCACATGCGGAACTCCGCATGGCTGAGCCGCTCGTCGAAAATGACGCTATTCAAGACTCTCGTGAAGTCTGTCGTGGGGTTCATGTCTGTTGTGATGATCATGGGGATCCTGCGGGTGTATTCATCTTACCAGGAGTTCTACTCCCAGGAGCTGAGCTCACGGTGAGTGGGAGCTGAGCTAGCGAAAAAACGTGAGGTTTTCGCCCGCCCCATCTATGTATAATACTTTCAATACTCCATTACTTCGTAATGGAATACTTACACACGTAGAGATCAAGGAAGAATGGCTGGTAGGAAGCGGAAGTTCACACCACCTCCTGGCTTCACCCAGTGCCCTAAGCTCAGGGCCAAGTACGAGGAGTACGGAACCAAGCTTGGAAGGCTCTACCTGTGGTATCCAGACCGAGCAATTAAGGCCTGGTCGTTCTTCGGCGGCGTCCTGGGTGCTCGTTGGATGCTGGAGGTGTTTCGCTACCACTGGATCAAAGACAATCCAGAGGACTACAGGATCTGGAAGAAGAAACGCGAAAACGCTAAGGACCGAGAGAGGCGTAGAAATGCTTGACACGATCTTTCGAGCGCTCAGCATGGCTGGCATGCTGTTCAGTATCTGCACCCAGTCCGCTGAGACGGTGAAGCTCTGCATGACCGACCAACATGTCTGGTTGTGGCCTGAGATCAGGCGAGCATGGGATCTCTACACCGAACGGGAGTTGCCGTACCAGCAGGAGGGTGTTAAATTGGAGAGGTAAACCTCTCAGAGGACTCGAATGACTTCCTTCCCCAACCTCGCAGGCGTCGCAACTAAAGACCTGGTCGAAAACATCGGCACAGGCAAGTTCAAGGCCAGCTACATCAATTGGTCCCGCACCATGAACCTGCTCCGCCAGAACGCTCCTGGCTGGCTCGTGGACTACGTTCCCGCCGCAGATGGCAGCCTTTTGCATCGTGCTCCTGTCGGTGCTTACTTGCTGATCCGCTTCGCCCACGTAGACGGTGGCGTAACTCCCGCCCTACCTCAGGCCGTGATGGACCACCGCAACAACGCGATTCCTTACGACAAGATCACCGCTCGCGACATTACCGACACCCAGCGTCGCGGCATGTGCATGGCAGCCGCAATGCATTTCGGCCTAGCGTACGAATTGTGGGCCAAGCTGCCCCTGGAGTCTGGCTACGCTGCTCCTGGCACCGATGAGGCTCCCGCCGCCCCAAAGGCCACAACTTTGGCCGTCGCTACGGTGCCATCTGCGGAGGTTGCCAAGGCATCTGAGGCTACATTTCGTGAAGCCGCCCTCGAAAAAGGCGTCCACACCGTTGCCATCGATACCCTCGTCGCAATCGTCGGCGACAAGCTCGGTGGCGACTACGCTAAAGGCATCGGTGTCCTCAACAGCAAGTCAGCGGAGGAACTCAACGCTAAGTACGGCCCCAAAACCGAAGACGCCGAGCAGTGGTGATCTAAGTAGTTTCTTAGAATTTTTTAAGGGTGTCCTAGTTGACTAGGGCACCTTTTTGGTGCATACTATCCACATGACCTTCACGGAGGAACCGAAATGACCACCGATCCGATCCAAGCCTGGCTCAATGCAGCAGGCCGCTACCCTGTGCTTCCTCGCCAGGAGATCATCCGCCTCGCCAAGAAGCGTGACAGCCTGCCAGAAGGTTCTGCAGCCTACATCAAGGTCGTAAACAAGATCTGCCAGCACAACCTGCGCCTGATTCCTCGCATCGTCTCTGGCTATGTTAGCAAGCGCAAGAAGATCTCCATGAACAGTCCCGTGATCAGTGACTTGCTGCAGCAGGGGTACGTTGGCTTGCGCCGTGCAGCCGAAAAGTTTGATGTTACCAAGGGGTACACGTTCTCCACGTACTCCAGTTCCTGGATCTACCAGTCCATCTACCGCTGGCACAACGCGCACGATCGTCCCATCTACATCCCAGAGAACACCCTCTGTGAGGTTATCTACCGTGCTCGCAACGGTCAGCCTAGCAAGTCTAAGAATGGTCGCATTAAGGAGTCGATGCTCAACGCTGCTCGTCGCTCCATGGCCGTGCTTAGCATTGATGTACCCTTGGAAGAGGGCTCCGAGGCCACCTTCGCTGACGTACTATGCGAGGACAACCTCGTCCTGGACAACAAGAGTCAACCGGATGACCGTGCCGAGTTGCAGCTCAAGAACTTGATGACAGAATGCGGAATCCGCCCCAAGGTCCAAGACATCGTGATTAGCTACGCTAAGCGTGGTCGCATGTCCATTGTGGCTGCCCATTTGTCCATGAGCCCTAAGCACTGCCAGAACCTGTATAGCGAAGCTGTGCGGATCATGAAGGACAAGGTTGCGACCAAGGAAGCTGTCAAAGCAGCACAACGGTCAGCTAGAATGGTGAGGTAATTCACCTCATCGAGGACACGAAAATGGCTGCAATCACTACAGCTGGCAAGGTCACCTGTAAAGAGGGCACCGAAGCCGTTACCATTCGCGAGTTTGGCAACGGTGGCAAGATCGCCAAGTTCAGCATGGTGGACTCCGAGTACTTCTACGTGAAGGAAGGAGATGACCGCAAGGGTCAGTTCTACTCTGTCGAAGTCTCTGGCAAACAGGCTGACATCGTAGCCGACCGTCTTCGCCGTGGAGATCGTCTGGCAGTTCGCGGGCAACTCGTCCAACGCGAATATCAGGATAAGCTGTACCTCGATATCCGCAACGCCAGCGTGACCTTCCTAGAGGATCGCCGCGACCAAGGCGGTGGGGGTGACAGTCTCTTCTGATCAACAGGCGCCCTTGACGGGGCGCTTTTTTTATGGTTAGAATGGTTGCAGTTCCAAGGAGGCGTCTATGAGACAGTTTGGCTTTAGGATCGAGGAAGCGGAGGTGGCTCCAGGTACTCTTGGGTTGTTGTACGATCACACGCCAGAGCTGACCACCGCAGACATCCGCCCGTTCGTCTGGGCGATCCTACTCTACCGTGGTGCAGTCAAGCGCCATGAGGTCGTGGGCTCTGTAACACCCCTGTGCGGCCACTCAGAGCTCTACAGCGGCTTCTCTGATGACTTGGACCCAGAGGATGATCGAACACGCCTGGAGTGGCTTGTGGACGAGGTTCTGGGCGATTGGACCGCTTGTGGCCTGCTGCGCTACAGCACTAAAGCGGATCTCTGGTGCCTGAACAGCTCCAATAAACACCTGCCAGAGGTGATCAAGGCGGTCGCTGGTGTCAACGGCAGCCTACCCCAGCACTATATTTTGGAAAGGGAGATCGAAAATGCCTAGACGAGCACAGAAAAAGCGTGCCCAGCGCCGCCAGCGGAGCATCGAAAATGACATCAACACCAACGGGGTGGATGATCATAAGCCAGGCACCTTCAAGGTTTATGACCGCAAGAACATGGTGACACTGGCCAAGGGGCTCAACTGGGAGCAGGCGGTCGAGGTCTGGAATGCCCACCCGTCGACGGCTATTATCTTAAATGAGTCTCACAGGATGGGCCGATGACACGTAAGCGACGCCCCTACTATGCAACGTGGTGCAACATGAAAGCCCGTTGCTACAATCCAAACCACCCTCAGTATCGTGACTATGGCGGTCGCGGCATTGATATCTGTCCTGCCTGGAAGCACGACTTCCACCAGTTCGTCAAGGACATGGGCGAACGCCCTGCCAAGTACACCCTGGAACGGGTCGACAACGACCTGGGCTACAGCCCTGAAAACTGTATCTGGGACACACGCTCCAACCAAATGCTCAACCAACGCCCCAGGAAGGTGATGGGCAAAAGCGGAGTCAAAGGCGTCGTCTGGAAGCGAGACAAGTGGGCCGCACAGCCCTACTGCAAAGCCTCCAGGAAAGAGGTGTACATTGGCGTCTTCGACACCATCGAAGAGGCTGCAGCTGCAATCGAACAGCACAGGATGGGACGATGACACGAATGGAAGGATCGATTCAGTTCCGAGACGCTCTCCGTAAGGGAACCAACGTAAAAGTCTATGTCGGAAGCGGCTGGGAGAAGGGCGTCGTGGTACAATGGGAGAAGAGTCGCTGCACGGTGCGCCTAAACCGTGGAAACAAAACGGTTGTCTGTCATGACGCCCGTAATCTGCAAACCCTCTAGGAGGAACCGATGACTTTTGACCCCGTCAACAAGCCTTCCCACTACACTGAAGGTCGCCAGTTCGAGACCATTGAGGTCATCGAGGACTGGAAGCTCAGTTATCGCCTGGGAAACTGCGTTAAGTACATCTCTCGCGCTGGCCGCAAGGGTGACCGCAAGCAGGACCTGGAAAAGGCTGCCTGGTACCTGCAGCGTGAAATCGAGGCTATCGACAAGCCTAGCCAGTACGCGCCACCAGCTGATGTGCAGTACGAAGACGTGCTTGAGTACTACGGCAAGAGCACAGCGGACCTGCAGGAAGACCTTCTGGAGTACTACGGTCAATCCATCGATCTTGACGAAGCTTGGCCTTCTGGGTACCATTCCCCCACGCCGACCATCAAAAACGATGACGGTATCCTGGGCGGCTCTGGCGACGACATCCTGTCCCTGTGGGAAGAGACTCCCGACTACGTCACTGGCTGGGACCAGTCCCTGGGGCCTGTCGAGATCGAGCCTGAAGAAATCCAGGAGCGCCTCGCCAAGAAGGACCTGAGCCAGTTTGCTGATGACGAGATCGTCTCGACCATTGAGCGTCGTGGCATGATCATCGGCTTCCGCAAGGACGGCACCAGTTGCCTTCTTAAGGACGGCCGCTGCGAGTGATCTGCCTCTCTCTGATCGTCATTGCACCCCTGTTCGAGTTCCTCGCGTTCTCGGCAGGGGTTCTTGGCATCCTTGCCATAGTTGGAAACGCAGTCGATGATTACGCTGGAGATCAGGCACCAACTTTTCTCGAAAGCCAGGCCGAGGGTGACTAAGCACGGCGCATTCATGCCAGTCGCTTACCGCAAAAATCAAAAGGAGCTGCTGGAGAAGATCCAGGAGCAGTACGACGGGCCTCCACTTACGGGGCCCCTTCGCGTTGAAATCGACCTGTACGGCGAAGGCAGGGCAGACATAGACAACGTCGTCGGCGCTTTTTTTGACACCGCCAACAAGGTGCTGTGGACCGATGATCGGATCAGCATCATCCCTGAGCTGTCCGTTCGCTGGACGAAGGCCAAGAAAGAGCACAGTATGTGGGTGGTAAGAATTATTTCCATCGAGGAAGGGCAAGAGGAGCTACCCTTCTGATATAATGGTTAATATGCCTGGCTACCCGTGACTGCTGAAATCGCCTACAATCAACCGGAACTGATTTACCGTAAGGAGCTTGGCGTCAATCAATCAAGCCTGAAGAAGATTCTAGAGAGCCCAGCTCACTACCAGGCAGCCCTGAAAAACAAACTGATCCCAACTCCCGCCATGGAGATGGGTACAGCGGCTCATTGCCTGGTTCTGGATGGTCAGCAAGCCTTCGACGGCTCTTATGTAAAGAAACCCGATAACATTAAATTAACCACTAAGGAAGGCAAGGAATGGAAAGCCGCTCAAGGCCGCAAAAAGATCCTGAATACCGGGGGCAAGGATGACCCCTGGGGCAGCGTGCAGGGTATGGCTGAGTCCTTGAAGCACCTTGAGTGGTACTCAGGAACCGATGCAGAGTACATTAAACGCAACGAGGTGTCCATCTACTGGGACTGGCTTGGAGTGCGCTGCAAGGCTCGCCTGGACAGCGTCCTAGTAGACGAGGGTATCGTCCTGGATCTCAAGACGACCGACACCGTTGACCCTGAACTGTTTCAGAAGAAAGTGGTCGGACTTGGCTACGACTTTCAAGCTGCCTACTATGCTAAGGCTGCACAGGTCGCCTTCGGCAAGGAGTTCAAGTTCATCTTTGCCGCCATCGAGCGCAAGGCGCCATATACAGTGGACCTTTTCGAGGTCACGCCAGACATGATGACTGAAGGGATGTACAAGTGCGAGAAGGCTTTGAAGATCTACTCAGAATGCGAGAAGTCTGGTGAATGGCCTAATCGCGAACCACGGATCCACAGCCTTGACTATCCGGGCTGGTATCAACGTGTTAGTATGGAAGAGACCCCCGAACCCCTGGAGGACATTTTCTGATGGAACGCGAAACCCACACAGCTCGCCTGATCAGCACCTCGAAGCTTGCCGACGAACAGCTCATCAAACTCTTCGAGGAGGAGCGTGAGCACAACCTCTCAGACCCGACCGAGCTAGCAGAATCCGAGTTCATCGTCACTTACTGCGCCCGCGTCTCGAATCCGAACAACCAAGAAAATGTCAAGACTGCTCCTCGCCTGCTTCGCTACCTGATGAAGCACAAGCACTGGAGTCCGCTGGAGATGTCCAACATGGTGGTTGAAATCGAGACTACCAGGGCAATCTCTCCGCAGATCCTGCGGCACCGCAGCTTCAGTTTTCAGGAGTTCTCCCAGCGCTACAGTTCGGCTGGCCAGCTAGGAACGGTCGGTCTTCCGCACCTCCGCAGCCAGGACCTCAAGAACAAGCAGGCCAGCCACGACGATCTGGACCCCAAAAAGGTCGAGTTGATGGAAAAGCAGATCCAGCAGCTGTACCACAACGCCTTCGACTACTACGAGTACCTGCTCAGCCAAGGAGTCGCCAAGGAGTGTGCCCGTAGCGTCCTGCCCCTGGGTACGCCGACAAAGCTTTATATGAATGGCACTCTAAGGTCCTGGGTGCACTTCCTGCAGATCCGCAGTGGGATCGAAACCCAGCTCGAACATCGCCTGGTAGCAGAAGCTATCAAGGACATCTTCGAGAAGCAGTTTCCGACCATTTACGAGGCAGCTTTCACATGATCCTCCACCTCTCCCACTCCGAGCCAATCGGCACCGAGTTCACCGACAGCAGCGGCCACACACTACGGGCCCTGGCCTGTTTGCTCTATTCCATCCACTGACCAGGGGCCTTCGTGGCCCTTTTTTATTGCTTCGGCATACTAGCCCGACACAGGGAGATCCTAGTGAGCGACGGCGAATTTAGAGGATGGAAGCCCGAGGTAAAGCGGGATCGAAAAATCTGGGAGTTCCAGCGGGGCTACCACGTCTACGCTGCTGGCCAGCACGAGAACAACGACCAGTTTAACGCGTTTCAGGCATTTCTGTATGGCAAGCGTTCCTGGGAGGCGGTGTCGGAGGAGACTGGTCACTCCACAGCAGCGATCGCAAAGTGGGCAAAGAAGTACGAGTGGGAGCGCCGTGCAGCCTCCTGGGATACGAAAGAGATGGCTCTAGCGGTCAAAGACGCCAACAAGCTTGAGAGGAAGCGTCAGCGAGAGTCGATCGAGGAGTACCGCAAGGCCAACGAAGAGCAGGCCAAGATGATGATGGAGACATCCGCCGATCTTATGGCCATCATCCAGAAGCGAATCGTCGAGGCTGAGCTGGACGGCGAGAAGATCCCCATGGGCCTGCTCAGTGGCCTCATGCGTGCCGCTGCCAGCATTTCCGACTCTGGTCGCCAATCCTGGGCCACTGCTCTGGGTGTCGGCCAGCTGATGGCGGTGGTCGACCAGGAGCTCGAGGAAGTTCAAGTCGAGGTTATGGACGAGTCCGAAGACGAAGCCTATGACGTTCCCGTGGAGGAGTAATGTCGACGAAGCTTGGTAACGACTATCTAGACTACGCTGCTTCTGGCCAGGACCTCCTGAAGGAGGTTAAGAAAAAGAAGAGCGTCAAGAATGCCGAGAGGGTTATCCTCTGGAAGTTCATCAAGAAGGTGATGCCCACCTACAAATTTTACAAGTTCCACGCAACCGTAATTGAACAACTCCAAAGGGTCATTGATGGCAAATGCAACCGCCTCATCCTCCAGGTGCCACCGCGACACGGAAAATCGCTTCTTGCGTCGCAGCTTCTGCCTGCTGCTTACCTACTGGCTCACCCTGATCGCCACGTCGGTATTTCGTCCTACTCAGCCGAACTCGCTGAGGGATTCTCTCGAAAGGCACGGGACTACTTCCGCGACGGTGGTGGACTCCTGAATGAAAGTTCAAAAGCTGTCAACGCTTGGGGTACTGAGGGAGGCGGAGGCCTATGGGCTGCTGGCGTGGGTGGTGCCGTCACTGGTCGCTCAGGCCATCTACTCATCATCGACGACCCCGTCAAGAACAGAGAAGACGCGGAATCAGGCCGCATGATGGAGAAGCTCAATGACTGGTACACCTCCACCCTATACACCCGTCTTGAACCTCATGTCGGCGCTATCGTAGTTATCCAGACTCGATGGTCCGAGAATGACATGATCGGGCAGCTGCTCGAAAACGAACACAATGTATCCGAAAAAGGCCGTGAAAACTGGACTGTTGTTGACCTCCCTGCCCTCTACGAAGACGAGGCCGACAGGCCAATCCTGCCAGCTCACTGTCCCACTGTTCCTGACTGGCGTACTGAGCTGGGCGAAGCGCTCTGCCCCCAGCGTTACGACACGGATGCCCTGGAGCGAATCCGTGAAGCCGTTGGGTCTCGGGACTTTGCTTCGCTGTATCAGCAGCGGCCAGCTCCCGAGGGTGGTAACATGTTTGACCCTCAGTGGTGGCAGTATTACAGCTGGGATACTGATCTCCCTGAATTCCAGAGAGTCATGCTTAGCGTTGACTGTACCTTTACCGACAACAAGAAGAGCGACTACGTGGTGGGCGCTGTGGTCGGGCAAGCTGGGAACCAGTTCTATGTTCTTGACCTCGTCAGGGAAAAATTGGACGTGGTAGGTACCATGGCGATGATCGCTAGGCTGTACAAGCGGCATGCTTTGTCTGGCACTGTAATCGAACTTGCGGCATCAGGCTACGCGGTCTATCAAATGATGCAGAAGAAGGTGCCAGGATTGATCGGCTTCAAGCCAGAGAAGTCCAAGACCTCGCGAGCTGCTGGCATCGTGCCGCTGGTGGAAGCTGGCAACGTCTTCTTGCCTGCTAGTGCTTCCTGGCTGGATGCCTTCCTGAACGAATTCGCCTTGTTCCCCGCCTCCAAGAATGACGACATGGTAGACGCCTTGACGATGGCTATCAATTATTGCGCCCAGCGCTCTGCACCGCAGATGACCGAAGTAACCTGGGGACGTGGTGACAGGGCTCTGCCCAATGTGCCCAAATTTTCCGCCTGGTAGACTGGTTGTACCATCTTGCAACATCATGGCTCGCAAACCTAAGAAATTCACCATGAGCCGTGAACAGCAGGATTTGGCAGTAGAGAATCTGAACCTGGCTCGCCGAGAGGCATGGCGCATCCAGCGCAGTACGGGAATCGACTACCAAACCCTTGAATCCGTAGCCTTTGAGGGCTTGTGTAAGGCAGCTCACAGGTACGACCCGACAATGCCCCACCCCGTGACGGGCAAGTCAATGAAATTTAGCTCGCTGGCAATCCCGACGATTCGTGGAGAGCTGCTGCACTGGGTTCGTGACAGGACGTATGCCGTCAGACTGAGCCATAAGATGCGTGAGCGCTGGGTCAAGGGCCGCAAGTTGCTCTACCGTGGCTCGACCGACTTGGAGGTCGCCAAGGCTCTAGAGATCACCAAGGAAGAATGGCTGGAGGTGCGCAAGGTCTGCTCAGGGCCGCCGCTGGAGCTGAAGGAGCAAGCCAAGCCCACAGACCCTTTGGAGCCGAGTGAGATCGACTTTGCTGCCGTCTACCTTGACGCTGCAACTGACGCTATCGACCGCGTGGACGCTGAAAGCGCTGTGGCAGCCCTTGAGGTCTATCTTAGTGGCACTGGCAACGTCATACCTCGGGAAGATGTCAACGCCTTCCTGGAAGCGGCTGGTTGCGCTGCTACAGACTGGTCAGAAGATGAGATTGACCTGGTTGATGGGTGGGAAGAATTGAGCGAGGGCAGATTGCAGGGTTCACTGTTCTGATGGTAGTATGGTAGGAGCTGCCCCTACCCCCACATGGCGATAACCCCCGCTTCACTGGAAAAACTCAAGTCTGGCTCCATTTCCAAGGTAATCGAGTCGCTTGGTAGTAAGCTGAAGCGGGTGGGGCGAGAATTCGTAACTCAATGTGTCTGGCATGAAGACACCAACCCGTCGCTGACGATCAACGATGATAAGGGGTTTTGCTTCTGCCACGTCTGCCGCAATGGTGGAGATGCGATCAAATATGTCCAGCAGCGCAAGGGGATGTCCTTCCCCGATGCAGCCAACCTGACTGCCGAGATCCTAGGAATTCAGCTGGAGACCGATGGCATCAGCCCTGAACAACAGGCCAAGCTACGGGAACAGCGGGAGAAGGCAATCAACAAGCTCAAGATCGAGCAGCAGGGGTTTGCCGCTAACCTGCACAACCCCAAGGCAGGCCGCATCCGCCAGATACTCAAGGATCGTGGACTGAGCAAGGAGACGGCCAAGGAGTTCGGCCTGGGCTACGCTCCTGACGGCGTCTTCGGTGGTCGGATCACCATCCCCATCCACAACCACCGCAACGAGCTGGTGGGTTGGACAGGGCGTGCTACCAAGCCAGACATGCCTGGCAAGTACCGCAACAGCGCTGACGGCGATCTGTTCCACAAGAAGACGCTGGTCTTCAACGAGCCCAGGGCCAAGGAGGCGGCACGCCTTGCAGGGTCTTTGATCTTCGTCGAGGGCCACCTGGACGTGGTGTCGCTGTGGCAGCACGGTATCGCCAACGTGGTTGCAATGCAGGGTACTGGAGCACCTGAGCCGTTTGTCCTTCAGCGCCTGGCCAAGACGGTTGACAACTTCATCCTCTGCTTTGATGGCGACGAGGGTGGCAAGAAAGCGGTCGACCAGTTCATCAGTGCCGCTGGCCCCCTGGCACAGAAGGGCGAAATCCAGATCAACGTTGTGCAACTACCTGCCGGCAAGGATCCTGACGAGATCTGCCGCGAGGATGGCGCTGATGCGTTCCATAACCTGGTTGCTGGAGCAATGCCCTGGTTGGACTGGGTGATCGACTTCTGGGCTGCTGACCTGGACCTGGACAACAGCGCCTACGTCACGGAAGTGGAGAACCAGCTCCGCAAGGTGATCGACGGCCTGCACAGCAATGCAGTCAGAGCGCACTACATCGACAAGGTTTCTCGGGTCCTGTCCCGCACTGACAAGGAAGCCGCAGCTACCGCCAAGGGGTGGGGCGATCGTAGCGTCGTCATCGAGAAGCGGGAATGGACTCCACCGACAGCAGAGCAAACAAGGGTCACTACCGAGCGCCGTATGTTGCGGATTTTTGTTCACAAGCCTCAATATCGCGACGAACTTCGTCCCTTACTGGCTAGCGTTACCCATCCGCCTCTGAGATGGCTCTGTGACCGCCTGGAAGAACTTGAGCGGTACTGCGCGACAGACCTTACTCCCTACAGTGTTATGGCCGTCGTACTGGTCGCTGAGCCTCACTTCATGCAGCAGTTGCGGACAATCGTGCAACCCAATGTGCAGATCGATGATACAAAAGGTGTACTGTCTCATATTGTCAAGGTCATGAGTGCTGATATAATGAATAGGAATTGCTCTACTTCCCATGAGTCTGACCCCCATCAGCCACCTGCATGACGAGGTTGTTGACCTGTACGACCAGTACGGGTCTTATCTCGCGGCAGCTAACGAGCTTCATCAGCGCTACCCAGATCTGGCTAAGCCTAACCAGCTACGCGGCTACATTAAACAAGAGGTGGTGGCTGCGACACCCGACTACGAGGTTTTGGCCGAGAACGTAAGACTCTCCAAGAAAAGCCAGCGGGCAGCCGACATCAACCGCATTCAGAATAAAAGCTTTCGCCAGCATGCCCGTATTGAAAACGCTGTCGAAGCCTATAGCGCGGATATTCTCGCGGAGCTCAAGCAGCACGGCGCCGCTCTTGCTGATTGTCCCCGCCGCAGTGGCCCTCTGGATCCCTCTGCAGCTGCTCTTGTTGTCCACCTGTCTGACAACCACTTCAACGAGCTTGTCAACCTGCCCACCAACCGCTTCGACTTCGAGGTAGCCGCCAAGCGCCTGCAGCTGCTGGCACAGAAAGCCAAGCTCCTGGGCAAGGCTTATGGCGTTGAGCACATCGTGGTTTTCTTCGGCGGTGACCTCATGAACAGCGACCGTCGCCTTGACGAGCTGCTTGCCATGAGTACCAACCGCGCTCGCGCTACTGTTCTGGCGGTCCACATCTACAAGCAGTTTCTACTGGACCTGCGGGCCGACTTCTTTGTCGACGTGTTTGGCGTGACTGGCAACGAGTCCCGCGCCAAGGATGACCTGGGCTGGGTCGACGTGGTGGCAACTGACAGCTACGACTTCACCATCTATGCCATGCTTCAGGCCGTCTTCGATTCCGTCGAGGACGCAGGCATGCGCTTCCACGACTTCAAGGCTAACGAGGTTGTGTTCCAGCTGCACAACGAGACTTTCTTGGGCGTGCATGGCCACCAGGTCAACGCTACCGACCAGAAGAAGTGTCAGGCCATTATTGGCAAGTATGCTGCCAAGGGTGTCAATATCACCCATATTCTTTGCGGGCACATCCATGCGACAGTCATCTCTGACTACGTTTCTCGCAACGCCTCTCTCGTGGGTTCTAACTCCTACTCTGAGGAGGCACTGGGCTTCGTGTCGAAGGCAGCCCAGAACATCCATATCGTCACGCCTCAGGGCCTGGATGGCTTCAAGGCTGACCTTCAGAATGTGGATGGAGTGGAAGGCTATGAAATTATTTCTAAGCTTGCCGAGTACAATGCAAAGAGCGCTGACAAAGCTGGCCTGGCGCTGCGAAAGCCTGAAACGATCATTCAGGTGGTGATTTAGGACAGATTACAAGATGTAACAGCCCGCCCCCTGAGGCGGGTTTTCTTGTTAGTATGTGAATGTCCAACCACCCCCACCGCGGAGGCTCTTATGACCATCTCAGCCAAAGTAGAAACAATCACGCCAGAACTGGCCAAGCAGTATCTTGAGCTGAATTTCAAAAGCAATCGAAAGCTCTCAATGACTGCTGTCGGCAAGTATGTCAGGATCATGAAGGCAGGTAAGTGGAATGTTAATTGTGACGCCATCGGCTTTGACGAGCTAGGCCGCCTAATCAATGGCCAGCACCGCCTGACTGGTGTTCTCAAGTTTGGCTCCCCTGTCGACTTTTTGGTAGTTCGCAACCTTGCCGTGGAGTCCGCTAAAGGGCAAGATACGGGACGCCGCCGAATGATGCACGACAGGATCACCATTGATGGCCAGCCAATCTCGGAAAAGGCCTGCGCATCAATCCGCAACGCGATGACTGTTTATTCGGGCAGCCAGATCGGCACAGTAGCTTTTAGCGAGCAGACCGATGACGACAAGGTCAAGCTCCAGTACAGGAAGCACTCTGAATTCCTGGAAACAGTGGAAGGCAGTTTTCCGAAAGTGAATAGCATTGTTTCCAGCTGCGCTTTGTTGATGTATGCGACAATGGAGGACAAGCTTATCCGCAAAGGTGTAGACTACGGCTTTGGAACCACTCTTGAGCAACGGGTTTTGCACTTCATCCGAGTCTGCCTGGAAGGAGCCTCTGTCAGACAGTTCGACCCAGGCAAGGACTCCGCTGCTTTGGCTGTCTTCAATCTCATGCAAGCCAAACGGGCTCAGCGCAGACATTGGAATGGTATCCATGACTGGCGAACCACTGCTCAACTGGCTTTTAGATTCATGGAGGGCAAGCACGTCAAGCGCTTTAGCCAGGCTAACGACACCCTAAAGCTACAGGAACTCAAGGCTCCCTTTGCTCCAATTCAACACCTACCTGGTACCAACAAGTGAAAGCACGCATCTGGACTATCGAAAACTGCCCTTACTGTGTAAAGGCTAAAAAACTCCTGAGTCTTAAGGGGATTCAATATGAAGAAAGGTCAGGATTTCACCCTGACTGGAAAACCGTCCCCTATATTGAGATCGATGGTCAAGAAATCGGTGGTTTCACTGAGTTGGCCAGGTTCCTACGAAACCTCTAGCATGAATCTCAAACCCATTATCGCCTGTGCTTCGGTGGCTGCTTGCCTCTGGGGTGCGGGCGATTTCCCTTCTCCGCCCCCTGCAGTCGCCTCAGGCGTGTTCTGCAGTAATCCTGAGTACGTTTCCCCAGAACAGCGCTTAAGGCCGCTCATGGACCTTATAGCGAAGGGTGAGGGCGACTACAACTCCGTCAATCGTGGCTACGCTGGCGACACCCCTGGTGGTATCCAGGGCATCACGGGGCTGACCTTCGAGAACTACACCGTCGGCCAGGTAATGGACATGCAGCGGACTAAGTTGTACGCCATTGGTCGCTACCAATTCATCCCGTCCACCCTGCGCTGGGCTGTACGCCATTCCAGTGTTGATGAGCTAGACATGTTCACCCCCGAGGTTCAGGACCGCCTGATGGCCACCCTGGTGATCCTCAAGCGCCCTGCTGTTGGCGCCTACCTACGTGGCGACCACGACCTCCTGGACTGGGCCCTGAACGAGCTGGCCAAGGAATGGGCTTCGATTGAATACCGCAATGGTCGCAGCTTTTACAGTGTTGGCGGCAATCGGGCGAAGATCACACGGGCCGAAGTGTCCAGCGTGTTACAGAACATTAAGAGCACTTGGCAATCTACCGCGTACTTGCCATGATGACTGTGTCCCCCGCAAGCAACCCCATGAAGCTCTACCGCGCTGTCTATAAGGAGGGTGATCAAAAAGAGCGTAAGCTCGATTTGTACGCCACCAGCCTCACTAGCGCTACACTGTCCGCTGCTGAACTGGTTGGGCCTGAAGGCACACTGGTCCGCGTCTACGAAAACCCTGACTGGTGATTTTATGCCTGGCTTTTATCTTCTCTCCGTCCTGCTCATTGTCGCCCTGATCATTGATCAGGACACAACCATCCGCGTGCTGACCTCTGTCAGCCTCAAGATCCAGGTCTGGTTTATCAACCTGCGCTTGAAGTGGATGGCATGGCGCATGTATCGCCAGCTTGTTAAACTTTGCAAAGATTCTGGCTTTCCAGAGCCTGGCCCGTTTGTCTTCGTGGATTTATGGGACCGCGACAGCTAAACTGAATCTGTTCTTCACCCCCGAATCACCATGGCAATGTACAGCAAGACCGTTACCTTCAAGAGCGGACCCAAGAAGCGCACCAGCCAAGGCAATGGCCTTCGCAAGCGCGGCTCCTTCAAGAAGGGCACTGGCTCCAAGAAATACGTCGGTCAAGGCAAGCGATGATCCCTAGTTTTTACCTTCTCACTCCTGGGATGGTTGAGATTTATACACTTGTCAAGACTGACGCGAACCGCACCCGCCTCAATCAACGCTACCAAGAGAACACTATGACCTGCGCCAAGCCCTGCGACAACTGCCAGTGCAAGAAGTCGACTTCACCCTACGAGTCTGACTACGTCGAAATAGACCCCTCGCCCCTGGCGACCCAGTCCCGCAAAATGCTCG